GTCGTAATATTCCAGACAATTGTAATGGAAGAGGGGCAATAGCTCAGGTAGTGAAATTGGGATGATTTCCGTCATTGCTTCCAAGTGTGCTTCAATACTAACCTGTACGTCGACAGGTATTCCGTAGAGCTCCTCGAATAAAATTCGGGTCCTCATTCCAACTTCTGAGTGGAGATATACGCCGAACTTCGTCTGCGCGTACATCATCTTTGTCCTCTTCCAGGAATCCGTCTCTTGTCTAATCACGTGTCTACTATCGACCGAACGTGTTAGTTCCAGCATCTTTTTAGCTAAGGCTGAGACGATGGGGCAACCATGATACTGCACAAGTGTGCTCATAGCCTTCGCCCTCAATAATGCCTTTAGCTTTGTGTTTTTAGAACTAGAGTATCTCTTAGATGCATAACCGAAATTCAATAAGATCTTGAATGGATCGGACACAATGCACTTGTCTTGTGGATCAAAGACCAGTCCACAGAAGGAAGCACGAGATATCTCTTCATGAATATCAATTTTAATTAAACAACCCCATGTTTTGAAAAATTCTGGAGTCGGCACAGAAATATGAGGTGGGATTGAGAACAGGCCGTCATCTCCTTCGATGACACCTATCATATCTACTCCACTTTCGTGGCACCACAATGAAAATAACACAAGATTCGACCAGCCGTTGCCGAGAGACGTGTTCATTTCTCCAGACATTCTGCAGGCTTTTATAATACAACTGAGTAGTTTGCTTTGCACTACGTTGTTTCCCTGTAGAACTTCTCTCATAATTTCCAACGCAGTCCTTCCCCAGGGATTGCTCCCCAGTAGGTGGTCGTATAATATGAACTCACAGTTCTCCATGAAATCAGCGTCAAAATGTGCTTCTAGACTACTGTAATCAGTGCAAACATTCCTAAATCCCTCCATAAAGACTTCTTCCATAATGTATGCAGCTCTTTCGTCCACGGGTATATGTTTGATAAAATGCTTTATACCTTCTCCAGTGCTAGGGTCATAATAAATTTGACTCTCGATAGCTTTGAAAAAGGGGCCGAAGTAACACTTCG